TCAATATCCAGCTGATATATTTTATAAATGGACTAAAGAAGAAAAAGAAGATATTGGTATATATGAAGTTGAAACTGATTCCTCAAATTTTAAAGATCAAGCATATTATAATAATACAAACGAAGAATATACTTTTGGAGATAATCAAGTTACAAGATCATGGGGAACTGCAACACCTAAAAGATTAAATGACGAAAATGCAGTAGATAAAAATGGTAATAATATTTTAGATAAGGATGGCAACCAAGTAATTAATTATGGTTTAAAAACAGAAAAAAAAAGAATTGTAAAAGATCAAGCATCAGGACTACTTGCACCAACAGATTGGTATGTTATTAAAGCTACAGAAGTTGCTGATTATTCTGTTCCAGCAAATGTAACAACTTTCAGATCAGATGTTCGAGCAAAATCAAATGAAATGGAAACTCAAATAGATGCTTGTACTACTGTTGATGAATTAAAAAATTTATATACAAGAGATGAAAATGGTATAAGACCTTTAGCAGAATTTCCAGTATTGGAGTCGTAATGCCAATCAATAGTTTTTTGTATCCAGCACCAAGCACACCTACTTTTGCTTATGAAGTAGCCAACTCATGTAGGTTTAATGATGATGATAGTCCAAGATTATCTAAGACACCAGGAGATGGAAGTAGAAGAAAATTTACTTTTTCAGCTTGGATAAAAAGAGGAAATTTAACAGGGAGTAATATGTGTATATTTTCTCCTGGTCATAAATCATCAAGTGCTGGAAATGATAGATTGGATATTTCATTTCATTCAACAAATGGTTTAAGAATTACTCAAGCGGTTGGTGGACTTCACTCAAGTTTAGATGTTAGAAGCTCTCAATTATTTAGAGATGTTTCAGCTTGGTATCACATAGTAGTTGCTATAGATACTGAACAATCAACAGCAAGTGATAGAGTTAAAATGTATTCTAATGGAACGCAAATTACAGATTTTGCAACATCTACTTATCCATCATTAAATGCTGATTTAAAAGCAAACAATTATAGTGCTGTAGCTTATGATTTTTCTGTTGGTGGTTTTACAGAACTTGGTTTTTTTGATGGTTATATGACAGAAGTTTTTTTCATAGATGGACAACAACTAGCACCAAGTTCATTCGGTGAGTATAACGAAGATTCTCCGACAATTTGGCAGCCTAAAGATTGTAAAGATGATTTAACTTTCGGTACAAATGGTTTTTATTTAGACTTTGAAGATTCAAGTAATTTAGGCAACGATGCAAATGGTGGAACTGATCTTACAGAAGTTAATATTGCAGCAACAGATCAAGCTACCGATACACCAACAAACAATTTCGCAACATTGAATCTTTTGGATAATGCTCAATCAGACGCAACATATTCTGAAGGTAATTGCAAGTGGGCTACATCAACTAATAGTCATTATTTTTGGGGTAGATCAACGATAGGTATGTCTGCTGGTAAATGGTATATGGAATTTAAAGCAACATCTATTCCTGAACATGGTTATTTTGGAATTTGTGTAGATGGCCCAGACGATAATACAACTTTTTTAACTAATGGTGGTAGAAACGATCACGTAGAATATGGCTATAAAACTTCAGATGGGAATAGTTATACTAATACTGGAAGCAGTAGTTATGGAGATACTTATGACGATGGAGATATAATTGGTGTAGCTTTGGATTTAACTAATAATAAATTATATTTTTCAAAGAATGGTACTTGGCAGAATTCAGGCGATCCAACAAGTGGTGCAACAGGCACAGGAGCAATATCAATAACAGCAGCAGCTAGTAATGGTTTTGGAGAATACTTTTTTTGTTGTGCTGATGGGACATCAGGAACATCAGGAACTTTTGAAGCAAACTTTGGTAATCCAACATTTAGTATCTCATCATCACAGGCAGATGATAATGGCTATGGCAATTTTGAGTACGATGTTCCAGCAGGATACCTTGCGTTATGCACAAAAAATTTAGGAAGTGATGGGGGTTAAATGGCAGCTTATACATCAATAGATAATCCAGAATTATATTTTCAAACTAAAACTTATAGCGGAACAGGAAGTGAACAAGCTATTACTTTAGATGGTGATGAAAATATGCAACCTGATTTTGTCTGGATTAAATGTAGAAGTAATTCTGAAAACCATGTTATACATGATTCAGTTAGAGGTGCAACTAAGGTTATTCATTCAGATACACAAGATGGAGAATACACTGTTACACAAGGTTTAAAGTCCTTTGATAGTGATGGTTTTACTTTAGGAACATCTAATTTTGCAAATCAAAGTAGCAGAACTTTTGTATCTTGGTGCTGGAAAGCAGGAAACTCATCAGGTTCATCAAATTCTGATGGTTCTGTAACATCAACAGTTTCAGCAAGCACTGCATCAGGATTTAGCATAGCTCGATTTACAGGAACGGGTTCAAATTTAACTATTGGTCATGGTTTAGGAGTAAAACCAGATTTTATTATTCTTAAATGTACTTCATCTTCAAGTACTGATTGGACTTGTTATCATTCTTCTTTAGGTGCAACAAAAAGATTAAAATTAAATGTAAATGATGCTGCAAGTACAAATTCAACTACATGGCAAGATACAGAACCAACAACATCAGTAATTTCAATCGGAACATCTGGTGATGTAAATGTTAGTAGTGGTACACATATAGTTTATTCTTTTGCTAATAAACAAGGTGCAGTTAAATGTGGCTCATATGTTGGTAATGCAAATGCTGATGGGCCATTTGTTTATACAGGATTTAAACCAGCTTGGCTTATGGTCAAAGGAGATCGTGCAGATGGTTGGCAAATAATGGATAATAAAAGAGAGGGTTATAATGTTATATCACCTAGGTTATTAGCTAATGATAGTGCATCAGAATATACAAATCTTACTAATTGTGATTTTCTTTCTAATGGTTTTAAAGTTAGAAGTGATGATTCTCATATGAATTATGCAGAAGATTATTTTTACATAGCATTTGCTGAATCACCCTTCGTAAATTCCAATGGTGTACCCAACAACGCAAGATAAAATTAATTAAGGAGAATAAATGGCATATATAGGAAAACAACCAGTAGTCGGAAACTTTCAAGTTTGTGATGCTATATCCGTAGTAAATGGACAAGCAGCATATACTATGCAAGTTGCATCTACTAATGTGGAGCCAGAGAACGCTAATCACATGCTGGTTAGTTTAAATGGTATCCTACAAAAACCAGGTAGTTCTTTTACTATCTCAGGTTCAACAATCACTTTTGCTAGCAATTTAGCAACAGGTGATGTAATTGATTTTATAATATTATTAGGTAATGTATTAGACATAGGTACACCTAGTGACAATGGAGTAACAACTGCAAGTATTGCAGCTAATGCAGTTACAGCAGCAAAATTAAATGCTGACATTATTTCTGGTCAAACAGCACTCGCTACAGCACCTGCTGATACTGATGAATTTTTAGTAAGTGATGCAGGTGTTTTAAAAAGACTTGATTATTCATTAATTAAAGGTGGTGGAAAAGTTGGGCAAGTAGTTCAAACTACAAAGACAGATACAACATCAACAACTGGTACATCATTTGCAGATATAAGTGGAATGTCAGTGGCTATTACACCTTCTGCCTCATCTTCAAAAGTTTTAGTAATGGCAGCTTTATCTTTATCTCAAAATACTTCATTATCATATAAAGTAATAAGAGATAGTTCAGATATTTTTAGAGGAGATGCTGCAAGTAACAGAGCAAGAGGTATTGCAGGTGGTACATCTATGGATGAGGGAATGTTAGATTCTTATCACTATTGTTATTTAGATAGTCCTAGTACAACTTCAGAGGTAACTTATAAAGCTCAATGGTTAGTTCAAAATGATACAGCATATTTAAATAGACCTCATACTGATAGTGATTTATATTATTACACTAGAGGTGCTTCATCAATTACAGCAATGGAGATTTTAGCATAATGACAGATATAACACAATCAATATTAGCAATTAAATCAGATGCACAAGTAAGTGTTGATAATGATGATATTAATAAAATTACTTGGTATGATGGTAATCCAACTAATATTACTAACGATCAAATTTTAGCAAAACAAACTGAATTAAAAACTGCTTATAATAATAATAAATATCAAAGAGATAGAGCAGCAGAGTATCCATCGATTGTAGATCAATTAGATGATATATATCACAATGGGGTAGATGGTTGGAAAACTACTATTAAGGCAGTCAAAGATAAATATCCAAAGGAGTAACCCATGGCACTCAAGTTTGCTAACAACAACTCCATGTCGGCAATCACAAGTACACCCAGTGGTGTCGGTGGAGGATCATTAAACCTTATCTCTACTCAAACTGCCAGTTCTAGTTCTGCTATAAGTTTTACTACTGGATTAGATTCTACCTATAAAGAATATATTTTTAAATTTATAAATATTCATGGATCTATTGACAACACACATTTTTATATGGATTTTTCAACTGATGGTGGGTCAAGTTATGGAGTAGCAGCAACAACTTCACTTTATAGAGCACAACATAAAGAAGATGGAAGTGATCCAGCTTTAGAGTATTTAGGTGGTAGTGATTTAGATAACTCAACATCAGAACAAAGAATAATTCTTTCTCAAAGTCATGACGACGATCAATGTGGATCTGGTTATATGCATTTATTTGATCCTTCAAATACAACATTTGCTAAACAGTTTTTTACAAGAACATCAGGGAGTTGGTATTTAGATTATAATTTTGATATTCACGTTTCTGGTTACATAAATACAACATCAGCTGTGGATGCAATACAATTTACTATGTCATCAGGAAATATAGATAGTGGGGTAATAAAATTATATGGCGTTAGTTAAGTATAACAATAATAGCATAAGTGATGTAACAAGTGCTCCTAATTTTCCTGCAGGTGCTATGACACTTATTAAAACTTTAACAATATCTTCTGGAACTTCAACTGTTAGTTTTGTTCATGGAAGTTCTGATGTAGTTTTTGATAGTACATATCCTATTTATATGTTTAAGTGGATTAATACTCATCATGCTACAGCAGATAGAGAATTAGTATTTCAAGGAACTACAGATGGTAGTAACTTTAATGTTACAATGACATCAACATATTTTTATGCTTATAATATGGAATCAGGAAGTTCTCCCCTTTTATCTTATGATACAGCTAGGGATCAATCTCAAGGCACAGGATTTCAAAGACTCACACTTCCAATAAAAACAGATAGTGATGGTGGTGCTTCTGGAGAAATGTTTATATTCAATCCGTCTGACACAACATTTGTAAAACATTTTATATCAAGATCAGCTGGTATGGGAGAAGATGCTTATGCTCAAGATATAAAGGTTGCAGGTTATTTTAATACCACAAGTGCAATTACAGGCATACAGTTTAAAGCAAGAACAGGAAATATAGATAGTGGAACTATAAAATTATATGGAATTAAAGACAGCTAATGAGCATAGTTAAATTAAATAATAGAGGTGTAAAGAATGTAACATCTTTTGGTAGTGCTAGTAGTGGTGCTATGACATTTATTAAAAAACTAACAGCTTCTAGTTCTGCAACTTTATCTTTTGTTGATGGAACAAGTGATGTTGTTCTGGATAATACTTACAAAGAATATTTATTTACTTTTAATAATATGCACCCAGCTACAGATGGAACAAATTTAAGATTTCAAGCAAGCACTGATGGTGGATCAAATTATAATACAACGATGACCACAACTACTTTTAGAGCCTTTAATAGTGAATCAGGTAGTGAAGCTGTTTTGCAATATACTAATTTAGATCAAGGACAGGGAACAGATTTTCAAAGATTAACTTATGGTCAAATTGGTGCAGATAATGACCAATGTGCTAGTGGATATATTCATTTATTTAATCCATCTGATACAACTTTTGTGAAACATTATATATCAGTTGCTTCCGAATTAAATTTAAATAATTATGCACAAAATGGTTTTGGTGCTGGTTATTTTAACACTACGTCTGCAATAAATGCTATACAATTTAAAATGAGTACAGGAAACATAGACGCTGGAGATATTTGTTTATATGGAATTAATTAATAATAATAAGGAGAAACAATGCCAAGATATCATAATATAAATGGT